AGTCGGAAAAAATATTTTTTGTCATTCTCACGCGAGGGGAGGGGGTATGATGGCCAAATTAAGCAAGAAGAAACAGGATGAACTCATTCAAAGAGAAGTTGACCGCCTCAATGCAGTGTTCGATGAGCTGCCGGATCGTGAAAAAGAGGTGGCAAAAGGGCTGATTGAACGGGTCGCTTTCATGACGATCCAGCTTGAGATTTTGGAAAATGAAATCAAATCGAAAGGCCCGACGTATACTTTCCAAAACGGAAAGCAAAAGATGCTCGTCGAGAACCCTGCTCAAAAAAGCTATAACACCATGATGAATCGATATACGGCAGCTTACAAAGAACTCTTCAATCTTCTCAAAAAAATAGACTCGAACAGTGATGACGATGAATTCGAAGACGTATAAGTATCATCCGTATATCGATGAATACATGCGGATGGTCGAGCAGGGAGAGATTGAGGCTTGTAAAGAACAAAAACAGCTGATGGAATTTTTGCGTTGGAAGCTCGATCAACCAAATGTAGTGATTGACCACGAAGCGATTGAAAAGTCAGTGGAGATTCCGGCAAAATATTTTCCCTTCAATCTTTTTCCGTGGCAAAAATTTATCAATGCTTTTATATACGGTGTACGATATGACGATGGGCAATTAATGTTCGATCGTTTTTTTATTTTGCTAGGACGTGGTGCTGGAAAAAACGGATATGTCGGATGGAACGGTTTCTATATGCTAACCGGCCATCATGGGATAAAAAACTATGATATTGACATCGTGGCAACATCAGAAGACCAGGCTAAAACGTCTTTCATGGATGTTTATAATGTCCTGGAAGACCATTGGTCAAAAGTGAAAAAGGCATTTTATAAATCGAAGACACTTATTCAACATCGAGGAACTAGATCAAAGCTGGAATATAACACGTCAAACGCCAGGACAAAAGACGGCAAACGAAGCGGCTGCGTGATTTTTGACGAAGTGCATGAATATGACAGTTATGACAATATCAAAGTGTTCACTTCTGGTCTAGGTAAAAAAGCAGATCCGAGAACGTTTTACATCACAACGGATGGTTACGTCCGTGGAGGTGTCTTGGATGACTTAAAAGAAGAGGCACGAATGGTGCTAAACAAAGAGATGCCGAATTCCACTCTGTTTCCGTTTATCTGCAAAATAGATGATGAAAAAGAAGTTGATGATGAATCGAAATGGGAAAAAGCCAATCCTTCATACCGGTACAACAAACATCTGCAGCATGAAATGAAAAAAGAGTATGAGCTTGGCAAAATCAATGCAGCGATTCGAATTGAATTCATGACCAAGCGTATGAACATGCCTGTAGATGATACAAGAAAAGAAGTCGCAACGTATGAAGATAGATTAGCGACGAACCAACCGTTCCCGGAAAATTTAAAAGGGATGGAAGCGATCGGGGCGGTAGACTTTGCACAAATCCGTGACTTCTGTGCGGTCGGTGTGCTATTCAAGCATAACGGCAAGAGGTACTGGAAACATCATACGTTCATGCACCATACAGCCCCGAAGCTGCAGGATATCAATCAAGAAATTGTCAACCTAGCAATTGAAAAAGGATTGCTCACCGTTGTTTATGATGAGTCGATTAGTGCCCAGCATGTTGTGAATTGGTTTGTGGAGATGAGCCGGACGTTCTATATCAAAAAAGTGGCGATGGACTTGTATCGTTCGACTATCTTGAAAGAAGCCTTCGAAAACGCTGGATTTGAAGTGGAAATCGTAAGGCGGGGACCGGCTACACATTCTATGCTTTCTCCTCTTGTAGAAGAAATGTTCGTGAAGCACACAATTGTATTTGGCGACGATCCACTCATGAGGTGGTACGTTGGAAATGTCTACAAAGAAGAGAAAGCAAACGGAAACATTGAATACAAGAAGATCGATAAAGAGAAGCGAAAAACGGATGGGTTTTTCGCTTTTTTACATGCGTTAAACTTCGATTCCGAACTACAGGAATCCATCCCGATCACTAAAGAAAATATCGGTCGAATCTTTAAATCATTTGGTGCCTGAAAGGTGGTGAGACAGTGGGTTTTTTAGATTGGATTAGCGGGCTGTTCGGTTCGAAAAGTTCAATTACTTTGACGGAGTTTCAAACGCTATCAACGACCGCATATTACAAGAGGTTGGCTGTTGAAACATGTATCGACTTAATTGCTAATACGTTAACCAGGTGCGAGTTCCAAACGTTTGAGAACGGGAAAGAAAAGCGCGGAGAGAATTACTATTTGCTCAATGTGCAGCCCAATCAGAATCAAAACGCATCGGAGTTTATGCACAGCTTGGTAAATCGCCTGATTATGCAAAATGAATGCTTAGTGATTATGCAAGATGACCAGCTTTATATCGCTGATGGTTGGGTAAAAAATGAATTTGCATTGAAAGAAAATTATTATACACAGGTTCAGATAGGCGATTTAACTTTTCAAAAGGTCTTCCGCGAGTCGGAAGTCTTATATTTTAAACTCAATGACCGGAACATCATGGAAGTAATCAATGGGCTGTATGAAGATTATGGGAAATTGATCGCTTCGGCGGTCGGGTATTACAAAAGGAAGAACAACAAACGGATCCTGATTAAAGGCGATTTCTTGCGACCGCAAGACGCGGAAACGCAAAAGCTGATCGATCAGATGTTTGAAAAACAATTGGCTGACTGGTTCAATGCGGACAAGCCTGGCGTCGGGTTTCAGCTCCAAAAGGGATATGAGCTTGAGGATATGAGCGACAGCAAAAGTGGCGTATCACAGAATAGTACAAGCCGTGATATTGCAGAACTAGTCAACGACATCATTAACTATGTGGCGATGGCTTTTCACGTCCCTCGCGGACTACTGAAAGGAGATATTGCAGATGTAGAAAAGCATATGGATGCTTTTCTATTGTTTTGTATAAAGCCGATCGCAGAACTCATTCAAGATGAGTTTAACCGAAAGATGTATACCAAGCAGGAATATCTGAGCCGAACGTACCTAAAGGTTGACACGAACAATTTGAAGATAGTCGATATTACACAGTTGGCTACAGCTGCGGATAAGTTGTTTGCGATTGGTGGCTTATCCATTAACGATATTTTAGCAATGCTTGGGAAGGAGCCGATCGATGAAGAATGGGCAAACAAACGGTACGTAACCAAAAACTATCAAGAAGCTGATGCCTTGAAAGGAGGTGAAGGGGATGGCAAATAAAATGGAGCTGCCTAAAATCAACAAACGCTTTGAAGTGTTGAATAAAGCAGAATTCAGCGAGGCAGATATGTACCTGTACGGATCCATCGGTTCCGGTTGGTTTGCAGATATTTCATCGAAGGATGTAAAGGCGAAGTTGGATAGTATCACGGCCAAGACAATTAATATTCATATCAACAGTCCAGGTGGTGATGTTTTCGAATCGATCGCGATTCATAATCTGCTAAAAAATCATAAGGCATCCATCAATGTCTACATTGATGGACTAGCAGCTTCAGGAGCATCGGTCATTGCGATGGCCGGAGACAAAATCATCATGCCGAAAAATACGATGATGATGATTCATCGTGCCTGGACATTCGCCTACGGCAACGCTACAGAACTCAGAAAAATTGCAAATGACTTAGAAAAAATTGATACAGCCGTTACAGAAAGCTATACTTCCCGTTTTGTAGGGGAGCGTTCTGAATTGGAAAGGCTGCTTGACGAAGAAACGTGGCTAACTGCGGCTGAATGTAAAGTTTTAGGTTTTTGTGATGAGATAGTGGATGAAATTGAGATTCCTGATGAAGAAGATGAGCAGGAAGAAACATCAGCAAAAGATGAGATTTTAAGCAAATACACACATCAATACGCTGCATCAATAAAAGAAGACGCGCAAACAAAGAAGACACATACAAATAATGCAAATTTAATTTATCAATTTTTGAGTTCTCTCACACGGTCAGAAAACTGACGGTGTTTTTTTATTTTAAAAAATTTTGGGAGGTATCCATATGGGAATTGAAAATTTAGATCGCAAAGCAAAAAACGAAGCAGAAATGAAAGAAAATCTCTTGAAAGCACTAAACAGCGGCGATGAAAAAGAATTGGCGGAAGCTCTTACGAAGTTTGCTAATTCGATTCAGGAAACCATCATCGCAGAAGCAAAAAAAGCGGTCAATGAGGATGTAACCGATCAGCAAGCGATGGCTGCCCGAGGGCTTAAACCACTGACAAAAGAGGAAATGGCTTATTATAACGAAGTCATCCAAGGGCAAGGGTTTGACGGGGTGGAAAAACTTGTTCCGCCAACTGTTATTGACCGCGTTTTCGAAGATTTGGTCCGTGACCACGAATTATTGCAAAACATCGAATTCGTGAATACAACAGGAATCACAGAATGGATTTTGAAAAAAGGGGATATTCCGACAGCTTGGTGGGGTAGGTTGACATCAGAGATTAAAGAAATCCTTGACGAGGGGTTTGAAAAAGTCAGTACGGAATTGTTTAAGCTTTCTGCGTTCATTCCGGTTGCAAAGGCTATGTTGGATTTAGGGCCGATTTGGCTAGATAAATATGTCCGTACTGTTCTAACTGAAGCTATGGCGATTGGCTTGGAAGATGCGACCATCCGAGGAACTGGAAAAGAGCAACCGATTGGGATGATGAAAGATTTAGAGGGTGCAGTCGTTAACGGGGAATATCCAGACAAAGAGGCGATCGCTATCACTGACCTGTCGCCAAAAACACTTGGAAAAGAAGTAATGGCCCCACTAACGAAAAATGGTAAACGAAAAGTAAATCAAGTGTTGTTTGTGGTAAATCCACTGGATTATTGGGAAAAAATCTTCCCAGAGACCACGATTCTTACTCAAAACGGCACATATGTTTATGGGGTTCTGCCGATTCCTGCGAAAGTTATTCAATCAGTATCTGTTCCACAAGGTAAACTAATTGCAGGGCTTGGTAAAGATTACTTCTTGGGCGTGGGCTCTTCTCGAAAAATCGAATACAGCGATGAAGTACGAATCATTGAAGATGAGCGCGTATACGTCACCAAGCAATACGCAAACGGCCGCCCGAAAGACAATGACAGCTTCTTGGTCTTTGACATTACGAATCTGGGCACGGAAACACCAACTCCATAGTGAAAGGAGTGAAATAACATGCAATATCCCGTGTTAAATGATTTCATCGAAAAATATCACAATGGCATCTTATACAAAAAAGGTGAGACGTATCCGAAAAAGGGATTTGAAGCGGATCCGGAAAGGGTAAAATATCTTCAAAGTGAGAAAAACAAATATAAAATCCCTTTTCTTGGTCCTGTTGTAGAAGAAGAAAAACAAGTAGAAGGGTCAGCTGATGAGAAGAAAAGCAACAAAACACGAAAGAATCCACCTGCTAAAAAGTAGGTGATTTTTTATGAATGAACAAACACTTCAGCAATTGCTTTCTGATTTGAAAGAACGATTGCGTATCACATGGGATGAGGAGGACTGGCATTTAAGAAGGTTGATCCAGCAGTCAGAGACGTATTTGTCTGAATTGACAAATGCGTCTTTTAATTTTTTAAAAGAGGAATGGCCGAAAGAAATCTTATTGGAACGTTGTAGATATGTATATAACAATGCAGGTGATGAGTTCGAAATCAATTTTCATCATGAATTATCTCGACTCATTTTGTCCGTGGCCATTGGGAAAGTAGGTGTCGTTCGTGGCAGTGAAACCGTATCGGGAGACGTTTAATGATGGCTTCCTTTCTTATGGCCATAAACAAACGCAGCGTTCAGCAACCGGTAAACGTATCGGAGAAGAATTCAAAGAAGAAGGGAAACTGGCCTTCAAAGAAATGTCATGTCGCGATCAAGATTATCAGATGGCCGGCATTATGGGGGCTAGTTTGGACAGGAAAGTTAAAACGCGGTATCCCCCTTCTTTTCGAGCAATCAACAAAAATAAATTGAAGGTTGTAATCAACAACATTGAGTATGATGTCATCACCGTTGATTCAGACGGGATGTATCTCTATTTTTACCTACAGGAAGTCAGAAAGTAGGTGCAATCAATGAATGAAAAGACGAAAAGATTTATGCGTGAGCAAATTGCCGCATTAGTCACCGCATTAAAGAGTTTTGGGCTCCCGGTTTATGAAGATGAGATCGCGGAGGACGAAGAAGCAACGTTGTCTGAGTACAATTGTTTTGTGTTCGAGACCGGTGAGTTCCGTACAACGAACAATATTAGAAACGTCATACAAGATATTTATGTGTACTACTACTCAGAAAATCGTGATGATGTCGATGAACAAACGATTGATATTATTTCCAGTGTCTCGTCCATTAAAGGCATAAATTTTGTCAACACGGTCAAAGAACGCCTCCAAGAAAAAGACACTGATCGCTATGTCGATCGGGTGACACTTGTTTTTAGGCGGGTGATCCCGATTGGGTGTCAAGTTTGAACTGGATTATGAAGCGATCAAACGTTTAGAGATGAAAATGGCGAAACTTCCAGACAGAATGGAAAGGGCCACAAATGATGTTTTGCATGCCGACGGTATCCGAATAGCTACAGAAGAAATTACGAAGCTCATTCCTGTTTCAACAAGAAAGGGAAAAATCAGAAACAAGAAACATGCAAGACATAGCAACTGGAGCAAAAGCGAAAAGATTAATCTTGGTTTTGTTATTAAGGCAAGAGGCGGAGCTGCAAATAAAAAAGGTAGTTTTGGTTATCTCGTCTTTCCGAATGAAGGGCGAGGTGCTCATAACCCGATTGAACAACGTTTCATGGAACGCGGTTTGGAGGCTGCAACTCCGAAGATACTAGCTAAATTGCATGAAAAAATTGATCAAATTCTAGAGGAGGAATCATAATGCCTACTGTTATTCAGGAATTTGATGCCGTATCGATTAAAAATGCAAGTGTTCAGTTCATTGATAACGGGACACAGCAACCAGGCACAAAATTTGGTTGCGTTGGGACGATTGAGGGAGAGACAGAAGGTATTGAGATTGTGAAAAGATGCGAAGGTGTTGAAGTTAAGCGGAAATTCAAGCCAAACAAAATGAATCTAACTGTAAACGCACATATTCCCGTACAGGTTGCTCGTGACTTTTTCGGGCTTACTAACGTAGATTTAAAGCCTGGCGTTTGGGCGTATGGTGAGCTTTCGAAAGGAAAACAATTTGTTCTCACAGCGGATGTCATCGATGAATTTGAGGATGTCGTGAAATTGATCGCTTTTCCAAACTGCTCAAACAATACAGGATTTAAAATTTCGATTGAAAACGGTGCGGATGAAGTGGCTATGCTTGAATTGGAATTTACAGCGTTGAAGGACAGCCTGGGAAATCTTTATTATGAATCGTTTGTGGATGAATTAGAGGATCCGACAATTGCCGATCAATGGCATACGCAATTTACGCCTGAATTAGTTAAAGCTGTTCCGACACCATAAGCCCCTGATTTCTATTTAGGGGGCTTTTTATTTTTGAAATCAAGAAAGTGAGGGGAATCAAATGAAGGTGAGAAAAGTTACGCTCAAAGACGTTGAGGTAAGAGAGGTTAATGGTGAGTTTGAAAAAGTGTTCGTTAACGAAAAAACGTATCCTGTCTTTTTGACAAACTATGCACTCAAAAAAGGTAAGGAAATGGGGTTAATTGAGAGTTCATTGTTCAGTGATTTGTTGAAAATGAAAGGGTTGGAAGCGCTAGTTAATAATGATTCAAATTTGAGTGATATTGATTCTCCTGTTTTTGAAAGAATCGATGAGACGAAAATGTTAAAACTGATTTATTTAGCGTTCATCGGTGCAAACAAA